CACTGGTCAACTTATTGCCATAGACGGAATTAAAGCTCTAAGTACTGCAAGTGCAACTGCTACTACAGTTACTATTGATTATGTTGATGGAACTACAACTACAGTTACAACTGCTGCCCAAGTAGGGTCAGATGTGTATCTGGAGATTTTAAATTCTATCGAAGTTGCTATTGCTACATCTTGGCAAAAAGGTTACTACTCAGTTACTCTTCCTAAAGCTGTTACAAGTATAGTAAACGCCTAGTATAGTAATACTGAATTTAAGAAGAGTCCAATTTTATATTGGACTCTTTTTTTTTATTATCTTTGTGAAAAAGTTTAGGATGATAAACTCAGTACGAAATACAGTATTTTCGGTTCTCAATAAGAACAACTATGGATATATATCTCCGCAGGATTTTAACCTGTTTGCAAAGCAAGCACAGCTAGAAATCTTTGAGAATTATTTCTATAACTACAATACTCAGATAAATAAGGAGAATGCCAGAGTATCTGGTGCAGGTTATGCAGATATAACAAAAGGGATAGAAGAAGCAATTGAAGTATTCTCAGTTACTAATCCATTAAGTCTTAGTACTACTCCTCCAACAATAAGCAACGTATACTACCTGCCATCTGCCACTACAACAGGGGATGACTACTACTTATTAAATAAGGTCCTTGTATACGATAATTTTGTAACGAGTGGCACAACTACAAATGTTGGAGTTACTGAGATAGAGTTAATAGACTCAAATGCTAATTTCATAACAGATGGAGTTAAGGCAGGTGATGTTATTGGTTTAGTTAGTGATGGCATTACACAGTATGTAACCATTACATTAGTTAACTCTGAGACATCTCTATTTACTACAGAAAGCGAAGTTACATCTACACCATTTAATTCTAATGGTATAAGCTACAGTATATACAAAGACTCTCTACAAGAGGCTGAGAAAGTTTCTCACAGTAAGATTACTATGCTCAACAACTCATTGTTGACTAAACCAAATCTTGCATACCCTGCGTATACTCAAGAAGGAGCTATATTAAAAGCATTCCCGAACAGTGTAAATAAAATAGGTCAGGTCCTTTCTCAATACATAAGATACCCTAAAGACCCTAAATGGACATATGCAACTCTTATAAGCGGAGAGCCTGTGTTCGACCAATCGCAACCTGATTATCAAGATTTTGAGTTGCCTTTAGATGATGAGACTTCATTAATCATAAAGATACTTCAATACTCTGGAGTACAAATAAGAGAAGCTGATGTAGTTCAGTTTGCTAACATACAAGAACAAAAAGAAACTGCAGCTACACAATAATGGCATATATATCACAATACCAATACTATGATAACGCAGGCAACTTGCCTGAGAATGAGAACTGGGGCTCGTATCAATACGTTAGTCTTTATGATATAGTCAACAACTTTATGTTGATGTATAGCGGCAACCATTCATTAGTTAATAACGAAGAGAGATATAAGATTCTGTTTCACGCTAAAAGAGCTGTACAAGAACTCAATTACGATGCGTTTAAGGAGGTTAAAGTGCTTCAGTTGGACGTAGATGACAACCTTAGATTTATATTGCCATCAGACTACGTAAATTGGGTTAGATTGAGCTTATATAAAGATGGCTTACTAAGACCACTTACTGAGAATATTCAAGTAAATTCATCTGCTGCATACATACAGGATAATACTGGGAAGATATTATTCGATATAGATGGAAACATACTTTCTCCTGAGTTTTCTGAATTAGACACAGAAAGAATTACGGGAGTAGCTAAGAGTATATATCTTAATAGAGCTAGTCAGTTTGACGGAGTAGAGGGATACAACTACAATGGTGATTGGTATTTTGACTACAACGTAGGAGCTAGATTTGGTCTTAATACAGAAACAGCTAATTTCAACCCTACATTTGTTGTAGACAAGAAGACAGGTGTTATAAACTTCAGTTCTGATATGGAAGGGGAATCTTGTGTTCTTGAGTACATATCTGACGGAATGG